GTGTTTTACTGCTTTCGGGGATTCGTGGCGAGCACGCTGATTCCTGGTTTTCGTGGCTTTCGGTTGGCAACCTGAGGGATAACGGCAATGCAGGCCTTTGGTATGTGAACGCGAACAACGGCCTCACCAACACGAACTGGAACATCGGCGGGCGGCAATCTGGTCGGCACCTCTCTAGTACTTCACCGTCACGTCTACCGTGCGCACGCCAGAGTGCGACATGGCATGCCCACTTAACTAAGTGAAATGGCCTAAAGACCACCGGGCTAGTAGCGAGAGCGACCGCTCGGAAGGCGACCAGAGACAGGGGTGCATTGGTCTTGAAATCTTACTGCAAGGGACTAGTGGTTGACCGCGCGCTCGTGCAGCGCGCCTACGACGCATGGTCCTCGCGTCCGTCGGGACGCAAGAACGCGCACCGCGTGGTGGAGCAGTACGGCTGCGCTGACGCCCTCGTGGACGAGATTCTGTGGGAGATCACGATGCGGACGCTCGAGTTCGAGCCGATACGTCGCTACACCCACGTCGAGCCCACGAACGGCAAGGTGCGCGTAATCGGAATCGAGAGCGTCAAGCAGCAGGTGGTCGACTACGTGGCCTGCCTCGCGCTCGAGCCGCTGCTCGAGGCGAAGATAGGCTTCTACCAGGTCGCCGCCGTGCCCAAGAAGGGTCAGCGCCTGTGTCGCGGGGCACTCCGCCGGTGGGTGAGGGGCGCGACGTACCACGTCAAGCTCGACGTGCGGCAGTGCTACCCGTCAACGTCCCACGAGGTCGTGATGGGCGTGCTGCGGAAGTACGTGCGTAGCGCCGACGTGCTCTACGTCTGCGAGTCGCTTTTGGCGACCTACGACATGGGCGGTCTGGAAATCGGCTCGTACTTCTCCCTGCGCATGATGCAGCTCGTGCTCTCGTTCGCGTACCACCACGTCGAGTCCCTCGGCAAGGTCCGTCGCGGCAAGTACCGCGCGCTCGTGGACCACCAGCTCTGGCATCTGGACGATGCGCTGCTCGTCGGCCGCGACAAGCGCGACCTGAAGCGGGCCGTGCGGAGCCTCGAGCGCTACATGCTCTCGTCGCTGGGACTGTCCATCAAGCCGTGGAAGATCGCCCGCACGGGCGACGCCGAGCCGCTGGACATGGGCGGATGGGTGGTGCGCACGCACCGATGCACCTTACGGTCGAGAATCTTCCTTCGCGGCATGCGCTCGTTTCGACGATTCGAGACGATGCCCGTGGTCGGGAACGCCAAGCGCTGCGCGTCCTATTGGGGATGGTTCCGACACGGCGACTGTGACGGCGTGATGCTCGCGCATTGCATGGGTGCCACGTTCGCGCACGCCCGCAGCGTCATATCTAGGCACGACAGACAGGAGGCAGCACATGGTACGGACGAAATCGGCGACGCCGCTTGACGCGGTGCAGGTCGAACGTAGGGGCCTCGTGAACGACGTTTGGCTCCGAACTGACATAGAGCAAATCGAAGAAGAGATCGGGGAAGGCCTCTCACAGACGATGTGGGAGGCCTTCGAGGTTTACGGGACCGTCCCCGCGTCAGTGACCGCCGAGGAAATCGAGGATGACTTCGATGACTGGTGGGCGAGATTCGAGGACGAGGCGATGACGGACGCCGAGAAGCTGGCCGATGCCAGGGACATGGCGCAGGTGAACGGCGACGCCATCGAGGAACTGGCCGAGCTGGTGGCCGAGGGCGAGGTCACGATGGAAGACCTCGCGCAGGCAATAGTCGAGCTTGCGGAGATCGTAGGGGGAGGTGAGTAGCAGTGGTCAACTTCTACGTAAAGAGGATTCGCAAGGGCCTCATGACCCTCGAGGACGTGCCCGAGCGCTGGCGCGACGCCGTGGCCGAGGCGCTGGGTGAGTAGCGATGCCCATCCCACGCCTCCACAAGGAGACGCCGCTCTACAGCACAGTGAAGACGGTCGGGGCCTATCTCAAGCTGCTGGCCGACTCCATCGTTTCGCTGGTGCAGATGGACGAGACATACGTGGACCCGAGCGGCAACCGCGTGACGAACCACGCCGCATCGCTCATCAAGCAGAACGCCGACAACATCCTCCTGCGCGTGGAGAAGAACGGCGTCATCTCGTCCATCAACCAGTCGAGCGAGCAAATCAAGATCAACGCTGCCAAGGTGAACATCGCTGGCGACGCGTTGTTCACGACGGGCGCGCTCTCCAAGGTGGTCAGGACAACGAACACACAGTGGTACTCGTCAACGTCCCGCACCGCACTCGCGGGCGGGACGTGGGTGACCACGCAACCCACCATCACGGCGAGGCGCTACCTCTGGCAGCGCGAGTACGTGACCTACAGCAATGGCGACACCGAGTACAAGCCGAGCGAGGGCGGCGTGTGCGTCACGCCCGACACCGACGCCGTGAAGTCCGTGGTGGTCGAATATGCGCAGAACCAGTCACGGACCTCGGCACCCACGGGCGCGTCGGACTGGTCGGCCACGGCCCCGACGTGGCGCGAGGGCTACTACATCTGGACGCGGACGAAGACGGTGACGGGCAGCGGCACGAGCTACACCACACCCGTCTGCATCTCGGGTGCTGACGGTGCCAACGCCTATGCGTACGACATCGAGACGCAGCCCGCCGCGCTCGTGCGCGACAAGAACGGGACCATCTCGCCCACGTCCATTACCTTCTACGCCAAGCGGGCGTATGGCTCTACCTACACCGATTACGCGGGCAGGTTCATAATCTCCGAGTACAACGGCAGCTCGTGGTCGAACAAGTACACGTCGAGCGGCAACGAGTCGAGCAAGGCGTACTCTCCCACGTCCACTGCGAAGATCGTAAGGTGCAACCTGTATATGGCGGGCGGCACGTCCACACTGGTCGACTCGCAGTCAGTGCCGATTGCCAGCGACGGTGCGACGGGGGATGCGGCCTACACCGTGCTTCTCACGAACGAGTCGCACACGTTCGCGGCAGGCACGTCGGCTGCGGTGGCAGGGCTTGCCACGACCAACGTCATCGCGTACAAGGGCTCCACGCGCAAGGGCGTGACCGTCGGCACCGTCACGGGCGCGCCCACGGGCATGACCGTCAGCGTCTCTAGCAACGGCACGACGGCACCGACCATATCGGTCAACGTGACAACCTCGCTCACGACGCGCTCGGGCACGCTCACGATACCCGTCACCGTGGACGGCAACGCGTTCACGCTCGTGTTCTCGTGGAGCCTCGCGCTCACGGGCGCGACGGGGCAGACGGGCAAGGGCGTGAAGAAGCTCACGGAGCAGTACTACCTATCGACATCCAACACCACGCAGACGGGCGGCTCGTGGACGGCGACCCCGGCCAACTACGTGAGCGGACGGTACTACTGGACCCGCGTGATGGTCGAATGGTCCGACAACACGACCACCTACACGGACCCCGTGCTGGCGAACGGGCTCAACGGCTCGCTCACCCTCGCCCACGGCGCGTACAACAACGGCGCGGCGAGGGAGCAGTACATATGGTTCTCGGCGGTGAGCGGTACCAACTCGCTCTCCGCCAACACCACGTGGGTGACGCGGACCGATGACGTGCAGAACCAGTGGACGGCGATACGGCCCACGTTCTCGTGGAGCTACCCCGTCGTGTTCAGGGCCAAGCAGACGCAGACCGTCGCACAGCTCTCGGGCACGGCGTGCTCGTGCACCACGCCCGTGAAGGACACCACGACCACGCACATCGACGGCGCTCAGATAGTGACGGGCATCATCGACTGCGAGAAGGTCACGCTCGACAACCTCAACGCGTCGTGGATCACCACGGGCAAGCTCAGCGCGGGGGTCATCGACAGCGGGACCATCTCGCTCGACAAGCTCAACAACTCCGTGCAAAACTCCATCGCCAACGGCGTCACGGCGTACCAGCGGCAGAACGCGTATCGCGGCACGTGCTCCACGAGCATGTACAGCAACGCCAAGGACGTGTACTGCGCGGGACTCGGGCCAAGCGAACTCGTGGCTGGCGTGGTCATCAGCGTCTACTTCTCGAACTCCCACGTGTACCAGGAAAACTACCTGAACCTCAACATCATCTATAAGGGCGCTGGCACAAGTCAGCAGCAGTCCACCGGGTACAAACAGGTCAAGGTGGGTGGCGAGTCCATATCGTCCTCGAACCAGCTCTTGTGGACAGCGAACACGGAGCTTACGTTCGTCTACGACGGCACCTACTGGCAGTTCGCGGACGCGGCAAGCAAGATCTACACGACGTGCTCCACGGCTGGCGCCACGGCGGCGAAGGTGGCGAGCGCGAGCGGGGTTGTCCTGTTCAGGGGCTGCACGTGCGACGTGCTCATGACCTACGCCAACACGTCCACGTCAGCGACATTCAACCTCGGCTCACTCGGGGCGAAGAACCTCTACTACGGCACGGGCACGTCCACGCGGCCCACCGTCGCCAACGGGAAGTCGTGGCTCGCGGGCTGCATCGCGCCGCTCACGTTCGACGGGCAGTGCTGGCGGTTCGGCACGCGCACGTACATCGACGGCGGCGAGATCGTGGCGAACTCCATCACGGCGACGCAGATTCAGGCGCACAGCATCACGGCCAACGAGATTAATGCCAGCTACATGAGCGCCATACGAATCAATGCGTCGCAGATAAATGCTGGCAGTATCAGCGGTGACCGCATCAGGGGCGGGACGATTGAGGGAACGATAATCAAATCCGATAATTCGTCCACCGGCAATAAGATAGAAGTTTCCAACGGCACTCTCACGTTTAGCAATGACACTGATTCAAACACTCAATCAATTATCGTCAGTGGTCGGTATGATAACGGTAGTATGTCATATACTGTGAATCATTCAACCGGTACGTATCTCACCGTTGGTTCAAGCGGCGTTGTTATGCACTCGGCAATCACTAATCCCTCTACTGGCCAAACTTTCAGTACTGGTTCAATGATTAGAGTACTAGATGATGAATTAGATTTACAAGGAGGTACTATAATAAATAATCTAACGCATAGGTACGCTATAGAAATAGACGATAACGGAATTAAAATGTATAAGTATTCGTCATCAGGTTACACGCAGTTGGCGAGATGGTCCTAAGGAGGTCTTATGACCCACACGAACGAGGAATGGCGTCAGATGTCCGAGTCGCTCGCCCCGCTGCTTACGCGCCGCGACCTCATCGGCTACGCAGCGGCCGTGAACACGCGCCGCATCGGCGACGCCACGGCGGAGTACGTACGCATCCGTGAGGAACTCATCGAAGAGTACGGCACACTGAACGGCAACATGTTCACCATTATCATGGGCACACCCGAGCACGAGGCGTTCGAGCGCGACCTCGCCGAGGTCGCCGCCATCGAGCAGGACGTGGACGTAATGCTCGTGCCCCGCGACCGCGCGTGCGGCGAGCTGACGGGCGAGGAACTGCTCGACGCGTGGTGGATGTTCGAGGACGCCGACGCAGAGAGCGAGGTGGCGTAGTGGCCGAGTTCGAGGTGTTCGTCAGGGTGCTAATCGCCATAGCGGCGGGAATCGTCGCAATCGGGGGCGCGTGGACTTTCATCGAGCACCTGGGCAACCTCGCCACCACGAAGCAGAACCGCGTGGCCGAGCAGGTGGCCGAGCACACGCGGCTCATCGAGAAGCACGCCGAGTACCTCGACTCGGACAACAAGCGCCTAAAGGAGATGGAGGACTCCAACAGGCTTATAATGCGCGGGATGATGACCCTGATGACGCATGAGATCGACGGAAACCACGCCGATCAGCTTGCGAAGACCCGCGACGAGATACAGGAGTACCTCATCAGCAAATAGCAAGACCGGGGCGTCCTTCGGGGCGCCATAATTATGGAAAACGGCGTTTCTCATAAACAGGGGGCCATCCATCGCGGGTGGCCCTCACTCGTAAACCAGTGACGCTCACTCGAAAATCAGTGAACGATGGGTGAACTCACTCGAAATCCAGTGAACAACAGGAGGTGTAAGCATGAGTGCGTTCTTTCGCGCCGCATCGGTGCGTGCAATCAAGACCGTGTGTCAGACGGCCATAGCGATGATTCCCGCGTCGATGATGATTCAGGAGGTCGATTGGATCACCGTCGTATCCACGTCTCTGCTCGCGGGCGTGGTGTCGATGCTCACGAGCGTCGCCACGGACCTGCCGGAGGCTCCGATGGGCGGCGACGATGCCTAGAATGATTCTCGACATTTACCACGGTGAGCGGGGCATCGACCTAGCGCCGTGGGTTGAGCGGCACGGGTTGTGGGGAGTGATCGTCAAGTGCGGCGGCTCCGATGACCCGACATGGGGACGATTCGAAGAAACCACGTGGGTTGAGCAGGTCACGCAGGCCCACGCGCTCGGGCTCCACGTGGGCGCGTACTACTACAGCAACGCCACGACCACGGCGGCTGCGCTCGCGGACGCGCAGCACTGCGTCAACCAGTGCATGAGGGGCATGAGCATCGACATGCCCGTGTACCTCGACATCGAGGAACGGTCGCAGCTCGACCTGCCCGTGTACCAACTCACCGCCGTGGTCACGACGTTCTGCAACTACGTGCGCGC